CTTTCAGCTAAAGGCTGGAGGGAAAACGTTTTCGAGATCAAGATCCCATAGGGAGTTGATCTCGAATAAGAGGAGAGGCTGGTTGCAAAGCAACTACGGTATCTCCTCTTCAGCGGCAAGTGTTCTACTGAGTAGAAGACCTGCCGAGATAAGAAGGATTGAGGAATTTATCCATGGAATCATTGATTCCCTCCTTCTTTTTGACGTCCGCCTTTTCATAGAGAAGGACGGCCGTAAACTAGTCCGTCACTGTGTGAGGAAAAGTTTAACGATTGGACCATACAATGTAGGTCTTCTCGTACAATATTGGAAGTCACTTTGTAACTTCCTCTACAATAGGGTGTCTGGTATCCAGCCCCCTATGGCAAAACCCGTGAAAGGGAATCCCTTCCGCGGGCTTTTGGAGTGGCCTAAGATTCAGAGAATCTTAGACCACGATGTGGACAAAAGACTCTTAGAGTCTTTTGCACACTTAACGTCTACCCGTCAGCTTCCAGCTGGGGATAGCCGTGCGGAATCCAAGGCCCTTAGGGTCTTTAGGGATTCCGTTACAGAACCTTTTCTATTGGAGAAGGGACTGTATTCCTCTATTCTCGAGGTATCCAAGAGGATAGGGGAGAAATGTGTCGCACTCAGTGAACGACCCATTGTAACGAGACCGCATATCTCAATGAGTATAGCGGGATCGTATGCCGCTACTACCCTAGAGGGGGGTAGAGGCAAAGAGATTAGAGAAGCTCTAATCTCTCGACTATCCGTCATTCCAGAGGAAGACGAGGTAGTGGAGACGCCCTTTGGACTGCTATGCTGTCCAAAAGGACGCCCTAGATGGAGGTATTGGTGTCGAAACGAACCATACACCCATTACGAGAGCACTCCCTTTGGGAGTGCTATCGAAGAAGAGGAGTTTGCAAAGCTACACCTCTACTTTCAAGGGTTTGATGAAGCCATTGGCGCACAAATCCTTGTGACCGCCTATCTCGACTATGTCGATTGGCGGTTAACCGGTTTAGGGATTCCCTGTCGGGTACTAACAGTACCCGAACCTGGCTTTAAAGTCAGAATTGTGACCACAGGTCCATACTGGCTTAATGTTCTCCAGCAGGGCATTGCCCACCAGCTGAAGGATATTCTGAAAGGACACCCCTCAGTGAGGAGTTCCCTACAGAAAACTGATCAGGCTTGGCAAAGCCTATACCTGTTCAGTCAACAAGGATATCCAAAGGATTTCGCTTGTTTATCGTCAGACCTCAAAGAGGCTACTGACCATATACCGAAAGAAGTAGCATTGCTACTCCTCTCAGGTTTTCTTCAAGGTACCGGACTCCGGACAAACCTTGGAGAAATAGCGCTCGACCTCCTTAGGATGGATCGAACGTTTATCGGCCCTGATTTTGTTTCAGAGAATCAGACCAGGGGCGTT